CAGAGCCTGAAGCGTGAACTGCGGCACCAGGAACTCCAGCGCCCCGGCAGAGGTATTGGCGGTCGTTCCGGTCCCATAGACCGTGCCCTCGCCAGCGCCGCCGTTGATCGCGGCGATGATGTTGTCCACGCAGTCCGCGATGGTCGCGCCGATCAGTACCTGGTTGGCACCGGTCAGCGATGACACCCATGTGTAGGTCTGGGAGCCGATAGTCATGGTCTCCGTCGCCGTGGGCAGCGCCTCGAACGTGAAGGTGCCCGTGGCGGGCAGCAGCGGGGCCTCCACGAACGTGTCGTCCCAAGCCGGGCGCTGGTTCAGGACCAGGTAAGATGTCGCCCCATCCTCGGGCTGCTGGGCGGACACGTTCGGCGTGGATAGCGTGGCCGTCCGGGCATAGCTAGACTCGTCGGTGATCGTCGTGTCGTCGTAACCCATCAGCAAAACCACATCGGTCCAATCAGGATCCGATACCCCGCGCGGGAATGGCGCCGTGGGCGGCGTGAAGTCGGAGGTGTAACGGGCTGTGCCCACGGTGAACCGCGTTTCGTCCATCCAGCCGTTAAATCTGCCCGCCTCGTCGGGAACATTCTCCGATGTGAAGAACACGCCGATGCCGAGGAAGGCGGTGCCGTCGAAATAGGTGTTCGCGTCGGCCACCGGGACGCCAAGCTGTACGCCGTCGATGAACACCATGGTCTGGGCTGAGGCGCGGGACACGGCGACGTGATACCAGTGATCGGTCACGGGCACCCACGGCAGACGCTTGACCTCCACCTCGTTGGTCCCATCGGTCGAGATGGACCAGACCAGATCGGACGACACGCCGTCGTAATAGAGCCTGTACGAGCGTAGACCTGCCGCCTCGCGCCATTTGGACATGAGCGTCATGGTGGCGGAGCCGGTCGGCAGCGTGTCGAACCGGGCGAACGTCTCAAAAGTGAAATCGGCCGCGCCGATAGTCAGGGCCGCCGCGTCCGCAAACCGGATACCTGTGCGGTTGGTCTGGTGGTTCAGGATACCGGAGTCGATTTTCTGGCGCGGGGAAGCGCCCCATCCGGCCCCTTCGTCGTCCTCTGCCCGCATCTCCTGCGCCGACACGAACACCTGCCCCAGCAGGTCGTTATTGTACGCCCCTGCGGTGTTGCAGACCACAATATCGCGGATGGCGCGCTGCGTTGTGTCGGGGGTCGCGTCGGCGCTGGTGGAGAAGGCGTTCAGCGACGCGGGCAGGAACCCGATACCCGTGATGCCGCCACTGGCAACGATGGCGAGGTTGGTGCCGGAGAGGACGAGGTTCCCGGCAGAGATGTCTCCAACGTACACGTCAATGGTGCTCGCCTCGGCGGAGGTGATGGACACGCGCATACTCAGGTAATACCAGGTCTGAGGCTGGATGACGGGCGACGCAGACCGCAGCAGAACGTTGGCCTTGGTAACGGAACCGTTTACCGTAGGCTCCGACGCCTGAATAACCATGTCCGTACCGTCAAGGATCATCAGGCGGCCCGTAGTGTCCACGGCCAAACGGAAGGAGATCCTCCCGCTGACATTAGTGAACTGCGCGATCATCCCGTGCGCAATCTCCAATACGGGAAGGTCGGAACAGGAGAACGCGAAGTGGATCAGGCGCGTGGTCTCAGCCGCGCCAGGCAGGACAAGACGCATGGCCTCCGTCCCTTGCACATTGTAACTGCTGCCGCCCAAACTCGTCTTGCTCACGCGGAACGCGTCCGCGATCAGAGCCCTGTCGCCGCTGCGGGCACCCCACACAGGCTCCTCCAGCCGCAGCGTACCCTGCGGACTGGCCATGTTGGAGGTAGCCGCCACCGGATCGCCGGTCCACCCGTCACCGAGAAGCTGCGGAGGTACAAAGGTCCATCCCCGAATGGACGATGATGTGACGTAGGCCGTTGCGACCGCCGCACCGTAGTGATCCATGCTGTTCGCGTAGATGATGGCCATATCAGGACTCCAGAGCGTTGCGTATCATCTGTTCGACCCCGTGGTTGCTGACACGCTGGGGGCCGCCGCCAATAGCGTAAACGACATAATCCGCCCCGACAAGGAACACGGTGCTTTTTATAGTGACAACGGTGCCCTCAATCGCGCCTCGGTCGTAGACCCGGCCCGAGATGGGGGCGAACGGCTCCTGGGCGTTACCGGTCGCGTACCAGACCTCCGTGGAGCCTTCCCCGACAAACCATGCCGTGTCACCCACGACGGTCACGTTGGTCACGTCGTCGGGCTGGCTTTCCGCCGTGGCGAAATCCAGCGGCTGGATTACCAGTTCGCCCGGTCTGACCCAATAGAACCTATCCGTGCCGCCGATGGCGACAAGGACAAAACTCTTGAGCGTGGCCACACCGACGGGAGGCAAGCCGTCCGGCACAGCCACGCCACTCAGACCATGCACCCCGCCGCCGGTCAAAGTCGCGGCGCTCCAGACCATGTTGGCGTCCGTGCTGGTCGTGGCGATGGTATTGCCCTCAGCCAAGTCGGCTCGCGCGGTCACAGTCAGAGTGTCTACTTCGTCAAATACCGCCGTCACCTGTTGATTTTGGCCACCGAGGTTGGCGCTGTAGGTAGTGCCCTGCGCGCCTGTGAAGCTGATCGCCGCCGCTAGATTGGTCAAAGACGCGGCGGCGTCGGCGCCCAGAAGGACGCTCCACGGGCTGGCCAGTGTCCCGGCGCCGTTGACTACCGTGGCGTTCCAAGCGTACCAGACATCGCCTATGCGGATCACCGCTCCCTCGGTCGCGTTGCCGCCCGCTACCAGCCCGCCCGTGGCCCGCGTCCCACCGCTGTATACCTGTAGGAGCGAACCGTCCGCGATGAACAGGCGCTGGTATCCCGCACCCTCGACTCCGGTCATAACCGCGCCGCCGGTGTTGTAGACCGTCCCCGATATAGGGATTACCTCGCCGTTCACCTCGCGGCGGTACAGCGTACCTCCCGAGACGACGAAAGCCGACCCGCCGAACAGCCCGGGCAGCGAGTATATCGCGCGGATGGGTCCGTCACCGTAAACCTCAAGTTCGTCGGTGCCGGGCCGGGCCAGCAGCGCGGCGCCCTTGGCCGTGGCGGGGTTCTCCTCCAGAAACCGGTTGACGAGCGGGATCGTCGGCAGACCGGCGTAGGTCCGCTCGGATTCCGTAAATGAGAGGGGCACGTCAACCATCTGCCAGCAATTCCCAGAGCGCCACATCCGCAGCAGTCTCGCTGAACGCGATCCCCCGCCGACGCAGTTCCTTCTTCATCTCGGCTCGGCCCATGTTCACCGGGCGGGGAGGCTTGGTCGGCGGGGCGGCCTCGACGCCTTCCGGGGTGGTGGTCCAGCCGCTCGGCCAGTCCTCCTTCCGGGTTATCAGCATGGAGGCGCCGTAAGGTCCGTAAACCCAGCGAGGGTACTCCTTGGCCTTCCGCTTCACCCCGCGATCCCCCGGTCAGACACCCACTGGCTGTCCCACGATGTCAGCGACCGCGCAGGCAACTCACCGGCTAGAACCTCTTTACTCTGGCCCCATTGGTTGGAGATGTGCGACACCATCTGCTGGTAACGAAGAACCGTCACCTGGCGAGGCTCGGAACCAAACCGGGGCGACAGGCGCATGGCCAGCGCGGTCACGAAATAATCATCAAAGCCCAGCGGGTAGGGCATATCTGACGCCAGGCCCAAAGGAGTCAACTCCTGCCATGCGGCGTAGTCCGGGCGATAGTGCCAACGGCGCGGCGGGTTCCGGCCACCGGAGTCCACCGCGTCGATGACCTCCTCGGTGTTCGACCCAGACAAGCCGAAGAACGAACCGTTCCCGTCCAGCGTCACAGTGCCCGCGTGTCCTGCGTCCACATACTCCATGACCGCCCCAGGCTGCGGCTGGTATTGGAGGTAAACCCGCACGTCGTCGGTGTTCCGCATCACCAACCGCGCACAAGCGGGCGGGTTATTGATGTTCTGGGGTTCTCTTTCCCCGGACAGCGCCGGGTAGTTGGCCGCGACGGTCGAACTTTTCTGAACCGAAGGGATAAACCACGGCGCCAGACGAATGTTGGTGACGGCCCCAGAAAAAGTGCTGACGATACCTTGCAAGAGCGCCAGACCTTCCGTCTGCTCCTCGTTGGTCAGAACGGTGGACGTGGCGCTGTAGTTGGCCTCGCGGAAAGCAAGGCTGATGATGTCACGCGCCGTTGCCACCTTGGGCCTCCAGGTGCGCTCTTAGATGCTCAGACAGTTCGCGCAGCTTGGGCAGGCCGAGGTTGGGATGGTAGTCCACCTTGTGCTCGTCCAGGAACTGCTTGATCGCCTGACGCTCTGCCTCGGCGGCCTCCTTGGCCTTGGCCTCGGCGGCTTTTACGTCGGCCTCGTTCACGTCCCTGAACTGGTCAGGGTGGTCCAGATACCCCTCTGGGCGGTCGTCCTCGTTGGCGATCACCTCATGCTCACCGTTCGGCCCGTAGACCATCTTGGGGAACTCTTGAAACTCGTATTTCTTCACGGGGGCTTTCTCCTTGATCGGCACGGCGCGTCTCCTCTCCTCTGGGCTTCAAAAAACCTTACCACTGGCTTTGACACCGCGCAAGAAAAAGGCCCAAGGCGAACCCCGGGCCTTGCTTCGTGAGTGGTGAGAGTCTTACAGACCGCCGCCGAAGAACTTCACACCTTGCCAGCGGTTGCGGGCCTGCGCCTCCACAAATATGTCTACACGGGCGCGGTGTTCGCCGGTGCTGGGGTCGGAGGACATCCACAGACGCGGCATGATGGGCGCCTGCCCGTCCCGCTCGGCGTCAGCCAAGCTGCGGCGGAAACCCTGGCCGGTGTACGGCAGGATCAGCGGCGCGGAGTGGCAGACGATGGCCTCTTTCTTGAACATCACTCGCGGCGTGTAAGTCGTGTTGGCGGTGCCCTCGAACGTCACAATGGCGTCGTTGGCCGGGGCCGCGTTCACAGTGGCGTGAGCGTTGTTCACGGTCGTGGTGCCGGTCTGCACGATGATGGCCGGGAAGATCGTCACGGTGGCCGCACCGGCGCCGTTGGCCGTCGCATCGGCCAGAACGGTGAACTGAGCCGCGAACGGGCGTGTCGCACCAATCTCTGGATCCCACGCAGTTACCCCGGCGATGCTGAACACCTCACCCGCCCGGATTGTCGCAGCCGCGCCCAGACCGTCGATGTTCAGAGTCTGAGTCAGGTAGCGCCCAGCGTTATTGCCCGAGTCAGCCACATCGACGTAATTAACGTTTTGCGCCGCGCCAGCGATGGCGCCGTTGGTGCGCGTGCCGGTGGTGATCCGAGCCAACTGGTTGGACGGCATCAGCGGCACGTTGTCGATCATGCCCGAGAAGCCCTGCCGCATGGCGCGCGGCGCCTCGGAGGACAGTTCCGACGTATCGCTGTAGATGTACTTGGCCAGCTTCTGGCGGTCGCGGTGAGTGAAGGCAGCGGAGATGCCTACGTCGCTTTCGATAGACGCTTCCGACAAGCGCGTGCGCGCGGCTGCAACCTCCTCGGGGTCCGTCAGATTGGTGCCCCACGTCCCGGTCGAATAAGGGAACGCCTTAGCGGCCACGTCGAAAATGTGGGCGTCGATCTTGGAGGCCAGGCGGGCAATGCCGTTGGTCAAGGCGCGCGCCTTGCGGGCCGACTGCAAGTCAACCACGGACTCGATGTCCGAGGCACCCATCGACATCCCAAACACACGGTTCAGGGTAAAGGTCTGGGAGCCGAACACGGTGGACTGAACGCCCGATGTCAAGTTGGTGACGGCACCAGTGGTCTCAGTAATGACATACTCGGGGCCGACCTGCTCAGACACAACGAAACCGTTGCGGTCGTTCATCTCGGTAGAGTGAACTTCCCAGTCGATCATGTTGGAGGCGGCCAGATTGTTGCGCAGCGCCGCCATGACGGTGCGCAGGATCAGCCTGGACTGGGGAACTGTGATAGCCATGGTGGCTCCTATCTGCTAAAAAAGGCTCTGTCGAAGGCGTCCTGATCGTCAGGACCGTATTTCCCGTCGCCCGCAGACTGCCGTTTCGGCTTGCGTCCCATGGCAGGCGGGGCTTTCGTGACCTTCTTTGCGGCAGAGGCAGCCGATAGAGAACCCTCCAGGCGCCCCAGTATGCGCAGCCGCTCCTGCGGGTTTGCGCGCGTGAGTGCCAGCAGATCGGAACCATTCTTACTCAGGTGGTACGCAATGTCAACAGCCCTGTCGGAATCCAGCACAAGACGGGCCAGGGCGGGCTCGTAGTCGGTCGCCATCACGGCGTCCTCGAATCCGCGGTACTTCTTCTTGCCCTCCGTCAGAACGTTGGTAAGCCGCTTGCGGTAGTGCGTCGCCGTCTCAGCCTCAGTGCGCTGGGCTTCCTGCTGGCGCCGGGTTTCCGACTCCGCCTGATCGCGCTCCCAGACCCGGTAGTTTACGGTGGCCTCGACAAAATCAGGGTCCACCTCGCCATACCGGAAATCGGCGGGGTCGGGTTTCTTAACAGCCGCTGGGGCGCGCTCAGCGCCTTTTTCCAACGCCTCCAACCGGCGCTCCAGTTCGATGGCGCGCATCTCGGCGGCCAGTTGCGCCTGTTCAGCCGCGCGCCGCTTTTCGGCCAACTCCTTGATCCGGTCCTTGGCCGACGGCTTGCCGTTGCCCGCGCGCTCCTGCGCCGTCAGAACCTCGTCCTGATCGTCTTGGTCGTCGTCTTGGTCGTCGCCCTGATCGTCGCCCTGATCGTCGCCCTGATCGTCGTCCTGGTCGTCGTCTTGGTCGTCGTCCTGGTCGTCCAGTTCATCCTCAAACCGGTCAGACAGTTCGACAGAGTCCTCCATGTCGTCGTTTATATCGTCGTGGTCGCGCGCCATTTTATTTTCCTTCGTTGGGGGGTTCGGGTTTCCTTGTCTTGGTGGCCGCGTCCAGGCCAGCAGACATGGCGTCAAGGTTCAACCGCGCCTCGTCCAGACCGGCCTGGTATGCCTTGACCTCCACGGCGGCGGCGTCAATAGACAACTTGTCTCGGGCCACGCCGACCTCAGCCATAGTGCGCTCGGCGTCGGCCAACTGCTTCGCAGCGCGAGCCTTGAACTCGGCCGTCTTGGCCTGCACCTCGGCCATGGCCGCCTCAAACTGGGCCTGCTGCATTGCCTGCTGCTGCTGCTGCTGCTGCGCGGCCTGTTGCTGCTGCTCCATGACCTTCTTACGGCGGCTGGGCGGCAGGCGTTCAGGATCGACCATGTTAGGCGGCAGCAGAGACGCCAGGCGCTCCGCGATCCGCTCAGCGCCGGGAATATCAAGGTTCTCCACAATGATGTCAGCAGTGACGTTCCCGATCTGGGGCATGGTGTTCATCAACGTCATTAAAACGTCAACGGCCTCCTGACGCTTGGTCGCGTAGGAAGGCCCAGTGGTGTAACTGATGTCGTACTTGCCCGCCGTCACGTCGGGCGTCGCGTCGCCAGCGTCGCCGTTAATTTCTTGCAGCACCTCAGCGTCGTCGTCGCCTACGACTTTCACTGTCCGGTTGGTGTCATAAACCACCGGGATCAGTTCATTGATGACTCGGCCAGCCTCGGCCAGTGCCGCGTTCATGTTCTCGGTGTATATCGCGTCGCCCAGTTCTGACACCCTCTGGCGGGCGCTGATCGCCCGGCCTGAGACTTCGTTGCTTTGAACACCCAGCGACGCCTCGTGCTTATTGGTCACGTCCTTGATGTCTTGCACAGACATGCCAGCCTCGGTCAGGACCGCTTGGTTCAGGGGCGGGGGTGCAAACATCTCGGGCTTGGCTCCGCCTCCTTGGCTGTCCCAGAACACCACGTTGTCGCCGGTGCGGTGGGCGTTGCGAAACTGGTCAGCAATGCCATCCCTGGCTGCCGACCGGTCCAGCAGCCACTTGGTGGACACCGACTTGGACAGTTCCTCCGCTAAGATCGAGCGCCAAAAGTTATGCAGGCGCTGTGGGTCTTTGGCGTTGCGCACAAACCCCCAGCGATACCGAACAGACGCCTCTTGAAGCGCCCAGCCCTCAACTCGGAAAACGGGCAAGCGCGGAATGTCCAGCCGGTATGGCCCCTCCAAAACGCGGGAACCGGTTAGCACATGACACTCGGCATAACGGCGCACGGTATCGCGGATCATCGGTTGCCCGTCCTTGTCGGGTACGACAAGGCCCGCCCAATCCTGCTCGGGGATGTCCGTAAGGTCAATTACATCGCCCGTCCCGGCCTCCAGACCCAGAGTGACAGGCTCCTCCTTCATCTGCCAGAACTTGGCGACGCGCACAGAGTCCGTGCCGTCCCAGCCGTGGCTGGTCATCAGCGTGTCGTTGTACTCGTCCTCCGGCCACCCGGCGTCGCCCTTCGCCTCGGGGTATGTCCTGTCGAAATCCTCCCGCGTCATGTATTCCGGTACGACACAGTGGTTTGCGTCAGCACCTGTAGGCTCGGTGGATGCCCGGTCCCATATCACGCCTAACGGATCTTCAATCGTCTCAAAAACTATGTCCCGCAGGAACACGTCGTTTTTTGCATCTTTGAGGCAGATAGCAAAGTTCCCGATCCCGCAGATATAGGCGTTGGTCATCGCCTTCTGCGTGGCGTTCTTGGCGTGCTGCTCTCGTGTGATGGCCCGGATCAGACCTTGGCGTATCTCGGCCACCAGCCGCTTGCCGCCCCGCGCCGGAATAACCTTGATGGTGGTGGCGCTTTGGAGCGCGGCGCCGACGTACTGGGCCACAAAAGCGGGCAGGCGGTTGACGGTCAATACAGGCTTCTTCAACCGCTTCCGCAAAGACCGGACGCTTGGATCCCACTGGTCCCCGATCACGAACTGAATATCCTGGCGCGCAGGCTCAGCGTTGTGCCGGTCGGACTCCACGTCCTTCCCGTAAAGGTCAACGACCGCGCGCACAAAAGTGGCGCTGTCCTCGTATTCGACAGGGTTCCGCTGGTCAGTTCTCGGGGGCGAACTCGTGGGTCTGCGTGCCATCAGGTCATCCAGTCTCCGCCGGAGTCAAAGCCATGGGACTCTTGCTGGTAAGGGTCGAAGAAGCCCAGTCGCCCGCGTGTTGGTATCCCGGTGTCAAACTCGACCCTACCACTTGGGGTTTCGTCGGTCAATCCGGCCGTCACCGAGGAGTCAGGGGTGGCAAACGTCAGAGCGAAACTGTCGCTGTCGTCTGGCGACCGGCCCAGTTGTTTCTTGATGTCCACCTTCGACGTGATCTGCACGTCCGTTACCTGACCGCCCATGCGCGCGGTCACGGCCCCAAGGTCTGACATCAGCACGTCCTCGTCTGGGATCGAACACCCCTCCACCGCCATGAACCAGTCGCGCATCCGCATATACATCTCGGCCCGACGGTTCCGTGGCCCCGGCCGGTGCGGGTGGACCGCCTTGAACTGGCTCTGACCGCCGAAATCGACCGGGTAGCAGATGTCCGCTATTTTCGGGTAATGCGCCCGCAGGCCGCTCAACAGCGACGCGCCCCAGCCCCCGCCGTTGTCGATGTTCACCCGGTCTGGCTTCTCCTCTTCGATTACACCGGCGATCCAGTGGATGGCCTCCTGGGGGTCCACCCCGACGCGGCCGCGCTGCCAGCGCAACACCATCCCCTGGCGCAGGCTGATCGAGAACTTGTCGGCCCCTGTGCCACCCCCGGCCGGGTCGACCCCAAGGATTTTTGGCCCGTAGGGTAGAATCCCCTTCCGCTTGCGCGCGCGCATGATCCACACGGGCTTGATGAACAGATCGACGCCGGTAGTCTGGAACGCCTCGGAGGGGCTGGACGGGTACTCCTGCATGAACTGCTCGACGCTGCCCAGCGCCTCGTCTATCTGGAACCGGCGCCAGGCCATCTGCGCCATGTCCAGCCCGAACATCTCGGCCACCTCGCGCTCCGAGGGCAGCCCGTCGCCCTCGGCGTCCGGTCGCAACTCAAACCCCGCCGATACCGGCAGACGGTACTCGGGCGACAAATACCAAGGGATGAAAATGGGCAGGTACTGGATGCCGGTCTGCTCGTCGGCCACGCCGCCCTCGGCGCGCATCCAGCGGCGGTGAAACTCGTTGCCCAGCCCGTTGGCCGTGGACTCCACGAAGATCTCCGTCCCAGGGCTCAGGGGCACCGAGTTGGCAAACCCGGCGAAGTTCTTCTCGGCGTTCTTGTAGAAGGCCGCCTCGGACAAGTGGGCCAGTGTCGGGGTGTCGCCCCGACCGGCCTCGCCCGACCCGCCAGCGGTGGCCACGGTGTAGCTAGAGCCGTTGGAAAACTCGAACGCCTTGGCGTTTGACGTGTCGGCCCGTAGGCGAAAAGGGTTGTTGTCGTTGAACGTCTGCACCATCGAGAACAAGGCGTTCGTGGAGTCCTGGACGTGCGCCATCACCTTGGCGTTGCGATACTTGTGCAACTGCGTCTTGGCGTAAAACCTGGCCCCGACGTAGGTGCTCGAACCTTGTTTCCGCCCTTTCAGGATCAGCGCCCGCACCAGCCCGTGCTCAGCCAACTGCGCCTCTACCTTGGCGTGGATTATCTCCTGAGCCGGGTTGAAGGCCATGCGGACCAGTTGGCTCTCCTTGGTCACGACGTGAAGGCACTGACGGGCGTACAGCGGCAGGTCGGCGCGCCAGGCGCGCATCCGGGCGACGAGGCGGGCCTCGTCAGGCGTCAAGCGCAGGGTCTCGCGCTGGGGGCCGTTCATTCCTTGTTCTCGAACTGCCTGGCGCACAGTGTATGCTGGAGGAACGCCACCGTGGCAATCTCACGCATCAGGTCGTTGGTCGAAAATGTCGTGAACGTGCGGTGGCCGGTCAGGTCGCCAGCGATAACGACCGACCGCAGTTCGCCACACCGCGCCATATCCAGCGCGCTTTCCAGCGTTGCCACCACGTCCGGATCGGGGGCGTCGTTGGCGTTGCGCAGGCGGAAAACTGTGTCACTCATCGCGGAACTCCGTCAGATCGTCAACGTCCGGTTCCCACGACACACCCTCGCGCTCGGCGGGTAGGGGAGCGGGAGACAGTTCGGCGTGGGGCGGAACCGCCCCGGTCCAGCCTTGGGAGGAGGTGGGCTGTCCCGGAGCGGTCTCTGCCCCAACCCCTTCACCCTGCACAACCTCGTAATCCCCGTCAAGGGCGTCGAGCAATTCGTCTACGCCACGCTTGTCCGTCACCTCGACCTCCTTCGTAATGATCTTGGGGAACAGCTTGGTGTAGAAATCGTTTTCGTTGTCCTTGGCCCACCCGGCCAACGCCTCGGCTCCGCCGATAGCCTCAAAAGCGTAAAGAACAGCCCCGCGAGCGTACTTCCCCGCGCTTTCCGCGATACGCCCGTCCATGACCACAGGTCGCAGCGGTCCCCCCGTGACGGCAGGCCGCTCGGCAAGATCAAACCGGGGAATGGAAGGTGTAACGGTCATGCTGCCAAGATGGGCCATGTACGGCCTTGGGTCAACCAGTTGTCGCCGGTGTGACGGAAACCGAGGAGACGGGGTTCACACCGGCGACATGGCTGTATCGCCCGCCACGAAATCTTGTAGCGCGGTCGAAAGTGCTCGTCAATATCTGGTGTTCGCAGTCTTTACGCGCTTTTTGTTTCTGCCCCTGAGGTTTTTGCTCGCCGGTGTGGCGGTCATGGTCTTTCCTTCGCTCTGGGCGTCAACCTTGGGCAGGCGCTCGCGGATAGATCTTATCTCGGTTTGGGCAGCCGCAGCCGCAGCAGCCCCTTTCGCCGCCCCGGCTCGGCCCATGGCCGCCCCGGCTCGACCCTTCGCGGCCCCTTTCGCGCCGGGCGCAGGCGGTCTCGGGCTGGATACGGGAGCCGAACTTTTGGAAGCCGAACTTTTGTCGGCCGCCGTGTTTGTCGAGTACGACTTGCCATTCCACATGAAGGTTTTACCCGGGCCTTTGGCTTTTCGGGCTTCTGCAAAGGCTTTACCAAAACTTTTCATCGGGGGCTCCGGTTTTATTTGGCTTGAATTTGGCTGGTGGGGGGGGTGTTTTGTCAACAGGTTTTTGTGCGCGTGGTCTTTAAGCCGGTTGGTTTGTGGCCGGCGCGTCGGGTAAGTGGTTTATTTGATGTTGAGTTATTGAAAAATAGGATGCGAAAAAACTGGGGCGCGCGGTTTTTTCGGCCCATAGCGTACAGTACGCGCCGCGCCACGAAGCACCCCCCGGGGTCAAAACGAGAATGAACCCAGAACAAACCCAGAACGCCGCGCACGCCGCGCACGACGCGCACGCCAACGGGATCGCCCAGGCGACTCCGTATGCTCTGACCCTAAGCGAACATTGTGATTCGCTCAAGCGAAAATATGAAAACAGACTGTTTTCGACGTGTGCCCAGATCAGGGTAATTTATTATTTCGCAGGACTCCTTACATGGTAGGCTGTCAACACCAACATAGGGGACTCGGAGATGAACGCCACAGATCGGCACACGAAAGAGCGTGAGATTCGCGTCTTGATCCAAGACGCGCTGGACGAAACCACGACGCACGCTGTTGCCTGGCGCCTCCAAGCGGCGTTGAACACTCTGGACAGCATGGCCGAGGCGAAGGCGCGGCGCGCGAAGGCGGAGTGCAGGGCATGAGATACACCTACGCTTGGCCGTTCCGGTCCTACGAATCCGCGATGTTGCGCCTTGCTGATCTGGTGGCGGAGGGCGACGTTTCGCACGGTGAAGATCCAAGGATTGAATCCTACCGTGCGACTCAACTCGACACTGGGCGCGCAGTCACCCGATTCAAGATTACGTTGGAGTCGGGCCAGTGAAGGAATCCGGGCGACCCCTGTTTTTTGCCCGTACGGCTGCGCTAGGGGTTTTCGGGTAGGGTGACTAGGGCAACGGCCCTGGTGCCGTTCAGTGGGCCAGAAAACCGGGTCTACGTCTGTTTTGAAAGGGTGAGCTATGCGAGAGAGTGATATTGTTTATGAGTCTGGCGCCTTGTGGGTCGGGCGTGAGGCGCCGGGCACCTGGACGGTGTACCGGGCAGGGGCGACGCATAGCGTGGCGGAGTCGTCCTATGCGCGCTCTGACCTGGCCGTGTTTCGCGCCGATTACTTGGTGGCGCGCGACCAAGGGCTTGACAGCGCACGGGCGACGGCAGCGGCGCTGAAGATGTTGCGGCGGCGCTTGGAGGCGCCCAGATAGTGGAGGGACAGGGTGGCGCGGCGCGCCATCATTTTTTTATGCCCGACTCTTTACATATTATTTTACGGGAGACTACAACGTCAGGATTCTTTCCTCGCTTTTGTGGTTGCTACAGACAGACAGTAATAAATAATAAAAGATTAACTATTATTATTTTAATTACTCCTGTCTTACAGTAGGGGGGAGAGACCCCCCCCCCCCGCGCGCGTCGCGCGCGTCTTGTTTAGCCCGGCGACAGACAGGAGTACCGTTAAAAAAATAATAACCGCCTAACTACCTGAAACCAAAGCAGCTTATTTTTATATTGACACCGGCGCCCGAGCACCCTATTTTCGACGTATCACAACGCGAGGAGATTCGATCATGACCGCCACACACTTCGCCCACAAGATTCGTATACCGGGCCACAAAAGCAAGTTTTCCGCCTGGTTCAAGGGCGACCCGTTCGGCCCATCCGCGTCTCTTGTGGCGCTAGTTGATGCCGTGCGGATCGACTCCAAGGGCCGTAGCTACCCCATTTCCGACAACGTTCGCGCCATATTGGTGCGCGGCGGATGGTCCGCCGGATATGTCGGCACATTCCAGCACAAGGAATCCTAAGACATGTATGTACCGCCCATTGTACCTGTTCCACACCGTTTCTGGATCCACACGTCCGGGCGCAAGGCTAGCGTTTACGGATCCGCCCCCTATTTGACAGAATCTGACAAGGCAGACTGGCAGATTGTCGAGTCAGGCTGGACCTGGCGCGACGATCAGCGAGGCACAATCGGCCTTGGCCGCGCCTCCGTCGCCACCCTACAGGAGGCGCAGGCCATTGCAGATCGCGCTAACGCGCTCCTTTATCCCCGCCACATCGCTAAGGAGTCCTAAGATGCCAACTCTAGCCGCCCTCACCAGGCGCGCCCAGGCGCGCGCCAGCGGCGACATGTCGCTTGTCGTTTTGAACCTCAACCCCATAGGCGCGCCGGTCTATGTGATCCGAGACGCCCGGGCGTACGATACCGCCGGGCGCGGCGCTTGTGTTGCGGGCCCGTTCTATGGCGCCCAGGAGGTGGAGTCGTGAACCTCTGGCGCCTCACCTGGTCGCACGCGCTTGGCGTCTATTGGATGCACATGCGCCGTTGTGACGGCGCGGCGGCGGAGTCTTGGCTCGATCTATTCCGGCAGGATGAGCCCGGCGCCCTTTATGTCCTGTCTGACAAGGCGCCGAGTCTTGTCGGGGTTGACCCTGACCTTGCACGCCACCCCGCCACCCTCTGACACTAGGAGAACAAAGTGAGCGACATCATAACCGACTACATGCTGGGGCAGGAGTGCCGGGAACTAGCACAGGACATCTTTGGCGAGATGCTGACCGGCCTAGCCCGGGACGAAACGCCGAAAGACCATCTTGACGACATGCGGGACCGCGCGCGCGAATCCGTGGATGGACACCATTGGGTCATTTACACCCATAAAAGCCTGCTGATCTGTGCCCACTGTGACACCAGCGACGGCGAGGCGTTCGTTGAAGATACAGGTCTTCCGACTCCGTTCAGCCTGTCCACCATCGCCACGGCCATTGTCTTTGGCGAGATGCTCGCACGGGCCGAGATGGCGTTGCAGGATCTTTGCGACGACTGGGAGGACACCCGGCCAGACGAGGAGCCGGGCCATGCCGAGTAAAACCATCACCCCGCCACCCTCTGACACTAGGAGACCCGCACCATGACCACCCTTTTCAAATCCGCCCGCGACATTGCCAATGGCGACCGCGCCACCATGGCGCGCGCCAAGGCAGGCGACGAGTCAGCGCTGCGCGCCGTGTATCTCGATTATTGCAACAACTTTCTGACAGTCGCGGGGTTCGCGCAACACTACGGAATCGGCGCGGGTTCGGCGGAATGTTACATTGCCTGGGGCAGAGAACTGCACGTCCTGGCCAATAAGGAGTCCTGACCCATTGCAGCACGGCGCCCCACATACCGAGACCCAGGCCGAACGTGTCGTGGCCAACTGGTTCAATCTGTTGGCCATGCACCTTATGCGCCTGTGGCGCGATGCCGGGATTGACCCACACCGGGCGGATTCGCAGGGGTGCGTGACCATGTACGCGGGGGCTGACTGATTATTCGGGCGGCGCTGTGGCGCCGTCCTGGTGGCCTGTCACAAGAGGAGATTCAACAATGCCAAACGAAACAATCACCATACCCGGCTACATGGGCAAGCCCTGGACGATCACGGGCGACCTGTCCGGGAGACTGATGGTTCACAAGACGGGTAAATCCTGGGTTGTCACTCACACCGTCAGCGGGGCCAAGGTCTGTGGCGAGGGATACCGCTTGAAGCGCGATGCTATCGCAGCGCGAGGGCGCCTGCTGGCTTTGCTGGCCGACTGGGCCGCTCCCGATATTTACGGGCTGGCAAAGGCCGCCGGAATCAACGACCCCGCCGACTTTGCCCGGGCCGTCCGCCCCCTGACCTATGAGGACAAACGCTGATGCTTTTGGTTATCCAAGTCGCCGCCGGGATCATCCTGGCCCTGTACATCATCGCCGCAATAATGGATCAATGACATGGCACACCACCCTTTTCTATCCACCATCGCCAAGCGTAAGGCCATCGCCGCCGCTATCAGCGCCGAGTTGTCAGAGTCGTTCGGCGCGCCCGTGGCGCTGGCACCCTGCACCCTGCACCCGGGGGATTTCTCTTTATGCCTGGAGGACTACGAGACCGAGCGCGGGCCGGTGCGGCGGGTTTCTATTGACGTAAGCGCGCTATGTGTCTCGGTCCACTCCAAGTTCGGGTTCCCGGCGCACGCCCCCAGCGGCGCAAACCGGTATTCGGGTAAATGGAACCACTATTTTTGGCCGCGCGAAGGCGACACGGTGGAGTCGTGGCGCGCCGATATGCTGTTTCAACTGGGTCATGTTGCCTATGAACTGCGCCCCACTGGGCGCGTGCGGGCTGATCGGCCCAGCCCCTGGGAAACGTGGAGGTCCGATGTTTTGGCTTTATGACTGCAACGGCACCCTGCGCCCCTGCGACACGCTGGAGGACGCCCAGGAGGGCGCCGCCCTGGCCCTGGAGGCCGCTGACGATTTTGAGCGGCGCATGGGCTGGGCGCCGTTCTGGGCGCGTGCCGTCGAGATCCGGCAGGGGCGCAAAGGACTGCTGTACGACTACCGGATTCACGGCGCAAGCGGCGGCGACTTTATTGCGCAAAACACCCGGCTTTACCGGGATCACCGCGCCATCCGGCGCCACATGAGGAGACAGGGAAAATGAGCAATTTAGAAGAACACGAAGCCGAACAGGCCGCGATCACCGGCGCTTGTGAAGCGGGCGAGTGTGACCACCCCGATTGCCGCGAGGAGTCCACCGCGTGGCACGGGCTGCGGTGCCCCGAGTGCGACAAGGACCACGATCTGAACGTGGCTTTCACCGGCACCGCCCGGTTGACCGTTGACGGGTCAGAAGACAACGGCGCCCACGAATGGGACGACAAGAGTCCCCTGTTTTGCGGCGCCTGTGGCTTCAACGGTCTGGCGGAGGAGTTTAAGCTGTGACCGTCGGACCGACGCTTTCGGACAAGATGAAACACGCCTGCTGGCGTCCCGCCAGCGGGCACCCGAGTGGCAGATGGCGCGTCGTACGGCAGTTTATACCCCCGTTGAAGCCCGCGCCCGGCGCCCCGGCGTTCCAGACGGCAACAGGCAAGACGGGGCGTGTTCGCCTGTTCAAGACCTACGGCGCCGCACACCGCGCGGCCATCGCCCTTGAACACGCGGAACCCTACGACAACGGGCGATTTCGTGAGTTGCACAAGGATTCTGAATCATGACCTGGCCCACCTATCCAGACGCCCCCGGCCTGCCTGAGTACATCGCGCGCCACAACGCCCGGCAGGCGGGGGCCACCCGCCCCGGTCCGCTGGGGGCCTATGGCGCCGCCGCCGATGTGTGGCGCGATGGCGTGCTGCTGTGGCGGTCCTATGACCTGGCGCTGGCCGAGTCGCCTGACGACTGGGCCGAGCGGACCTGGCGTCCCACCTTGGGCGACAACTGGCCCAGGGACCACCAGAGCGGCCCCTGGTCGGCCCCCGGTGTGCCGCCGACGCTGCTGGGGCCTGTGCCCACCATGGACGCCCTGAGACACGTCGGGACGGCCCAGGACGTGGTGGACCTGCTGGGCGCGCTGGCCGCCATCGCCTCGCTTCCCGCCCCACCTTCTGTCGGCCTCGACATGCCAAGCGAAAGGGCGATACATACCGCCATCAGCCGCGACGACGACGGCTGGGTGACCCGCGTGCTGACCGACGGCCCCGTGACCGTCCGTGCGCTGATCGGGCGCTGTGAGCCTACCCCGCCCGATAAGACCGCCTCAAAGATTATCGACTGGCGCGTGGCCCTGGAGCGGCGGCGCGTGCGGGCGGGGGCCATCGACGCGCAGCTTGCGGACGGGACGCGGGTTTTCCGTGCGCCCGCCGACGCCCCGCCGCACATCCTGGCCCGCCACGCCAAGGCGGCGCTGGGTATCCCCGGCCATCCTGCCGTACGCCAACGTGACAGCTTGGTCTGGGTGCTGGCCTGCGCCCCCTACCTGATGACGATTGACAGAGTGTCAAGCGCAACCTAATCTGTCCCGAGGAGACGAGACATGCCCACAAACGACGAGATTGACCGGATCGCGGATCGCGTTCTGGAGCTGATGACTGACGGCAGACCCCGCACCGCCAACGACATTGCCTTGCGCGTGAAAGCCCCTCCTGATCTGGTGGCTCTGGTTATCATGCGTCTGTGCCGGGCGCGCGAACTGGCGCGGCGGAACCGCAGCGGGTTTGCCATCTACACACAGCCACGGGGGCTGGGCGCGTTCAAATCGACCAGGAGGGCAAGTTGATGGGTGGCGACCGTTTGCGCGCAGCATACCGCGCCCAGCGTCGAGCGGAGCGCCACGCCCGCCTTGTGCTCGCCATTGGTGTACTAGCGGGCGCACTGGCCCTTATTGTCGCCTTGGCGGTGCTGTGACCTTGACCGCTTGCACCCTGACACCCTAGACAGACCGGACCGCCCGAGGAGACGCGCGTGACAATCGACAGAGCAATGGCGTATATCGCGGAGCGGGCCGTGGCGCCCGATGTGGCCGCGTTTACCGGCCTAGACTTGACCGAGGACGCGAGGACAATAGACCCGGCGTTCTTTCCTCGCCCGGCTCTGGTCATACCGTACCTGACGGTGGAGGGCTCAATAAACGGGTTTGCCCGCGTGCGGTACTTCGACCCGCCCGAGGTCGGGGGCCTGCGCAAGCGGGCGATCCGGTATCAACAGCCCAAGGGCACCGAGCCCCATATCTACCTGCCCCGCGTCCAGGGCCACGACTGGCGCAATACTCTGGCCGATCCGTCCGTGCCCTTGGTCATCACCGAGGGCGAGGTAAAATCTACCAGTGTCATGGCCAACACCGGGATGCCCACCATGGGCCTTGGCGGAGTGTTCATGTGGGCCGACCACAAGACGCCGCTGCCTTTGATGCAGCAGACCGCGTGGGCGCGGCGGCGCGTGTTCATCGTATTCGACTCCGACATCGACACAAAGCCCGGGGTGCAACTGGCCGAGGCGCGCCTGGCCGAATGGCTGCTACGCCAACGCGCCGTGGTCCATACCTGCCGCCTTCCGCCTTCGCCCAGTGGGGAGAAGCAGGGCGCCGACGACTTCATTGCCGCCATGGGCGCCCAGACATTCTTGGGCGCGTTACAGGCGGCCAGATCCATGACCGACATGGACCTGCGGGTTTTGGAACTGAACGGCGAGGTGGTCTGGCTGGACGGAGAGGAGAAGCTGATCGAGGTGGCAACGGGGAACATGATCCGCAAGGACTCGTTCACCAGCGGGAGCCGGTACGCGACCCTCAAGGTGCCGGTGCAGGACGGGAAGGGGGTCAAGATGGCCAAGGTGGCCGACGCATGGCTCACCCACCCAATGGCCCGGAGGTATAGCAACACGTTGTTCGTCCCGGGCGGCCCGGAGGTAGTGACCGAAGGGGGCGAAACGTACCTGAACATCTGGCGCGAACAGCCCTGCATCCCGGGCGACGTGTCGCTCTATCTGACCCTCACCGAATGGCTGTTCCGCGACACCTTGGGCGACGAGTGGGATTGGCCCATCAAGCTGCTGGCCTTCAAGACTCAGAACCCGACGCAGAAAATTCCGTTGGCGATCATGCTGATTGGCGAACAGGGGTCTGGCAAGAGCGTGTGGGCCGGTTTGTCCCGCCTGGCGTTCGGGGCCTACGGGGCCAGCCGCAACGGCAAGGACATCGCTCAGGACTGGAACGGTTTTTTAGAGAAGGCGCTGCTCTGCACCATTGACGACGTACATACTCGCCAGATCCGGCAGAACATCGAGACCTTGCGCAACTGGATCTCCGAGCCGAGGATCGAGCGCCATGAGAAATACCTGAAAAACCGCGAGGTTGACAACTATTCGCTGCTGATCCTGACCTCGAATTATAGGGACGCGGGCGCCTTCGCCCATGACGATCGGCGGTTTCTGGTGGCGGGCTGCCCACCGATCGACAAGGGCGAGGAGTTCTATGGGCCGATCTGGGAGTGGTTCCGATCCGGCGACGCGGGGCCGGCCCTGTACCACTACCTGCTGACCTACGATCTGGAGGGCTGGCGCCCGCCGGTCAGAGCGCCCCAGACTGCCGAGAAGCGGATGGCGCACGAGGAGAGCCTGACGCCCTTCCAGCGCCTGGCCCGCGACATGGTGACGAGTGACGCCAACGTGGTCGCTATGTGGCTGCGCACCGCCGAACAGTGGGCGTACGCGGTCCTGACCACGCCTGGATCACCCGACGCGCCCCACGCCAACGAGATACTGGCGTCGATCCAGTCATTCCCGATCCGCCCTTGGTACACCGCCGACGAGCTTTGCCTGATGTTCCCGCACATGCTGCGAGACCTGCAAGGCGCTACGCGGATGTTTTCCCAGGCTGCTGTGCCGGGGAAAGTCTCGACCGCCCTGCGCAACGCCGGGATATACTTCCTGCGCAACACCGACCACCCGGACGGGTTCATGTGGAAGGGGCGCCGCGCCGCGTTCCTGATCGTGTGCCCCAACGCCGGATACCCCAAGGCGATGGGGCAGGCCGACTTCGAAGCCTACATGGCCCAGATGGGCACATTCAAGCCAAGCGCGAGATTCAAGTAAACTTATATTGACACCCGCGCCGAAAACGTTACTATTGGCACACATCAACCCGAGGAGAACTGACATGCACGAACGATTCCAGAAAGGCGGCCCCATCCCCAACAGCGTGGGAGCCATGGCCGATCTGTACAGCGAGGTCCGCGACCTGCGGCTGGCCATGCAGAAGGCGACCAACGAGGTGAAGGAGCGCGAGACAGAGGTCCACAAGATGATCCTGAACGCCCTTGTGGAAAGCCCGGACAACGGCGCAGCCGGTGAAAAGTACCGCGTCCAGCTTGTGAAGAAAACTTTCCACACCGCGAAAGACTGGGCCTCGTTCCACGCCTACGTCCGTGAGAACGGCAGCTTTGAACTGCTCCAGAAGCGCCTGAGCGAGACGGCACTGAAGGATCTGCTGGAGCAGGCGGCGGCGGCGGGGTATCCCGACTGGCTCCCGCCCGGGATCGAAAAGGCGGAACTCGACGCCCTGTCGTTCAGCAAGGTCTGACACACACCCCAAGGAGCAAACCAAATGACCAACCTCCCCACTGCACCGGGCACCCAACTGCCCAGCAACCCCGCCGACATGCAGGACGTGTACGCCCGTTACGCCCAGGCGTACACCGAGACTGAGCCCGTTTCGGGCCAGTCGATCAAGATCAACAACGGGGTCATGTCCCTGGGCGATCAGGTGATTCCGGGCAACCAGTTCGCGGCGATCATCCTCGACGCGGCGCACATCAACGCCTTCTACTCGACCACCTACAACCCGAACGTGGTGCTGCCGCCGAACTGCTACGCCATCGCGCGCAATGAGATGGAACTGGCGCCGCACCCCGACATGGCGAAAGACCTCCAGCACTTCCAACCCCAGGCCGAGCGGTGCAACGCCTGCCCCCACAACGTGTTCGGCTCGGCCCGCCAGGGGCAGGGCAAGGCGTGCGGCAACCGGCGGCGTCTGGTCCTGCTGCTGGCCGGGGCGTACCCCCAAGGGCAGTTGCAGCCCTTCACGGACATCAGCCACTACGCCACGGCGCCCCTGCTGACCATGAGTGTCGCGCCTACCAGCGCCAAGAACTGGGGCCGCCTGGTCCGGCAGGCGGCGGCGGAGTACCAGCGCCCGCCGTTCGGCGTCATCAGCCGCGTCTACGTCTACCCCCACGAGAAGCACGGCAAGGAAGCCGTCGGGTTCGACATCATTGCGCCCCTGCCCGACGACTGGGCGCCCACGGTGTTCAAGCGGCAGCAGGAGGCACAGATCGAGGTGATGGCCGGGTACGAGCCTCCACAGCGCCAGCAGGGCGCCCCGCAGGGCGGCTGGGGTCAGCAGGCTCCCGTTGCAGGCGGCGGGTTCTACGGTGCCCAGCAGGGCCAGCCAGCGGCGCAGGGGTGGCAGAGCGGACCCGGCGCGCCGGGGTTCGGCCAGGGCGGCGGAGGGTATCGGTGATGTCCACGCCGCCCGTGGCCGAAGGCGTCTCCGACAGCGGTGTTCCGCTGGACGGGGCCGCCGCCTTTATCTCGGGCTGGGGTGAGGCGGACAATCCGTTCCCGCCCGGGTCAGCCGCGCGCAAAGCGTGGAACCGCACACGGTGGCAACAGTGCGCGGACGGTGAGCCTGAGAGCGAAACCGTGACCGGGCCAGATGACAGACAGTTCGCGGTCCTGGCCCTGCCGCCAAACTATTCCGACTCCGACGCGGCCGCCCGGGCCGAGATTGCCGAACAGCTTCACGCCCTGGAGATGGATTACAAGGCCCGGGCGCGGCCTCTGCTGGACCGGATCGTGGAGATTGAGTCCCGCTACACCAAGCGGCTTTACATGATTCCTGTCCCGACCCCCGAGGAACCCGCAACATGACCCACGCCACGGACACAATGCGTCTGGAGTTGCGCGAAGCGATCTACACCCTGCTGGCGGAACGGCGGGAGGTGCTGCGCCCCAGCGAGATCCTTCACGCTCTGAGTTCCGATGCGCGATTCATGCTGTGGCCAAACTGTATGCACGTCACCGCGCAGCTTTACGCCCTGGTCGAACACCCACGTAAGGTCCGCAGGGTCTGGATGCCCCTGATCCCGACCAGGTTCCAACGGGCGCGCGGCCATCGCGGGGGTTTCCGGGGCTGGTGCGTCGGAGACTTGTCGCGCGATGAACTGAACAACCTGCGACGGCAGACCGCCGCGCTCAAGGAAGCACCGTTTGCGGGCGTATGTGAGGTACGCTGATGACCCCCATCTGGACACTGGACTTCGAGTCGGAGCCGATTGGTCCGCGCCCGCTGCATTATCCGCCCAAGCCCGTGGGGTTGGCTGTCCGCACGGTGGACGGCGAACAGTGGTATCTGTCTTGGGGCCACCCCAGCGGGAACAACTGCACCCAGGAGGACGCGGCGCGACTGCTGCGGGCGATCTGGGACAACGGGCGCCCCATCGTGTTCCATAACTCCAAGTTTGACCTGTCGATCTGCTACGAGGTGTTCGGTCTGCCGGTCCTGCCGTGGGACCGTGTTCATGACACCATGTTCCTCGCCTTCCTGCTGGACCCGTATAGCCGCACACTGGGGCTGAAACAGTTGGCGGCGACGTGGCTGGGGATGCCCCCCGACGAGCGCGACGCGGTGGCCGACTGGATTCTCGATCACAAGGCGCAGATGCCGCGTTTCGAGTGGATGGTGAAACCCGACGGCAAGCCGGTCACACCCACCAAGAGTAACGCCGGGGCGTGGATCGCCTACGCCCCGGGAGAACTGGTCGGACCCTACGCCCTGGGCGACGTGGACCGCACCTGGCGCTTGTTCCAGATCATGCTGCCTGCCGTCCTCCAGAGCGGCATGGGCGACGCCTACGACGTGGAGCGGCGCCTGCTGCCCCATGTCATGGAGAACGAGCGCACCGGCCTGCGCGTCGATCTGGCGCGGCTGGAGCGCGAGGTGGCCGAGTACCGGCGCTGGTTCCAGATGGTGGAGGGCTGGCTGCGCTGGCGTCTGAACGCGCCGGGCCTGAACCTAGACGCCGATCAGGACGTGGCCGACTACCTCGAAAGCCTCGGGATCGTGACCGCGTTCGGCAAGACCAAGACAGGCAAGCGGTCGGTGGCCAAGGACGCATTGACCCCTGATATGTTCACCGACCCCCAGGTGGCGTCGGTGCTGGGGTATCGGAACCGCCTCAAGACGTGCCTTTCGATGTTTATGGAACCGTGGCTGAGACAGGCCCGCGAGTGGCCTGACGGGGAGGGGGTCGGGCGTATCAGTTGCGAATGGAACATGGTCTCGAACCCGGACGGCGGTACGCGGTGTATGCCCGCCGGGCAACTGATCCAGACATCGCGCGGGTATATCCCGATTGAGGATGCGCGGGTCGGGGATCTTGTCCTGTCGCACACTGGCGAACCGAGGATGGTGGTGGCCGCCTTTGCCAACGGCGTG